GGTCAAAATCAGCGACGTTGTACTGATTGGTTCGTTGCGTATATCTAGTGCAGTGCCGACCTTTGCGTCTTTATATTCTTGCTGAACAGCGACAAATTCAAGATACTCTTCTTCACTAATGCCCAGTGCTTCAACAAGCTGGTGCTCGTATGGAAGTAGTTTCCGCATTAGTCCACCCAGAAATAGTAAGCTTTTACGCGATCAACAGGCAGTGACACGACTCGGCCACCTGGAGCAATGCAAATAACCCGTCCATCAACGACCGTGCCAAGAGCGGCATTGTCAGCCTGTGAAAGCAACGCGACGGCACCGTCTTTCGGCATTTTAATGCGTTTGCCGCTTTGTAGTAACCACCGCGCTACATGCCGTGGCTTCAATGTTTCTGGCGTAAACCACCAGTACGCCCAAGAGTAACGCTCGCTGTGATCCGACAGGCCGAGCCGTGTACGAATTTCGCAGACCAATTGGAAGCAATCTGTCTTGTTGCGGCCATCGTTTGGATGTGCGCCCCAGCAATACTCAAGGCCGATCAGATCATTCATCGCAATGACAAGGCAGAATCAAGCGGGAGAATGCCAACGTTTTGCTGGTTAAGCCGTTGCGCTGGGAAGTTTGACGCCACAGAATCTGCCGCTGTATTGAATCGCAGCTCAATAGTGTCCAAACCGATGCTCGCGCCAAGCCCGATAAATTGTTCCGTTGGGCCAGCATTTGAAACTTGACCGTTTTTGTTGACGGTTCTTGTGTAAAGAGTCAGCAAACTTTTCCTGTTGCCTTCCGCCACATCAAGCAACCTTAAGGCGACTCTACTCGCAGGAAATAACACTTGAATTTGCAAATTGTCGCCATTTAAGCTAGACACACCGCCATTGACTTGAAATGGTGCAAATGCATAAGTCAAGCCACCAAACGTGCTCTCCTCCTTAACAAAATAATTTTGATACAGATGCGGACCGCCAGTAGCAGTCAAATTGAAGTATTGAACAATGCGGATTTGTTGCGTCATAGCCCGTCAAGCTCTCCGACAAGCCTTACGGTAACTGTGCTGACGCCGGTTTTCACGCTCTGCACTTGCGGCGGGGCAGCATAACGCCAGCTTATATCAGTTGGCGCTTGAATTAGACTTTCAAGGTCGTCATCCATGCCTGCAAACATGCGGTCAGGCAGCGTGAATTTATCGTAGGTCCCGTCAACGCTATTGTAATGATCAATAATTTGCTTTGCGGTGCCTGAATTTGACCGCAGTTCAGATGTGTCGCCGATATTTCTGAATGTCAAATTTAACGTATATCCAGTTTGTCTATTGCCAAATGCACGCTTGAAGATAACACCCGACAAAGACGTGTAAGTCTTGCTCGGATAATCGCCCATCGTAAAAGTACGAGTGGTCGGCCTTATTGCTGGGAATTGCGATGACATCAGGCTATACCAACACGGGCGCGGGTGCGCGGGCTATTCTGCATTCTATCGAGCGTCATGTTCATGCCACGCTTGGCACCGTCGTTTGCGGCTTGACGTCGGGTCGTTGCCATCGCGGCCTCTAGCTGTTCGCGGCTGACGTATTCAGTGCCGCCGATGTTGGTGGTTTCAAATGTGAAGTTCATTGCTTGAGCAGTACCTGCAGGAGAACGTCCCATCAATGCCCTTAAGTCTTCATTTGATCTAATGCTTCCTGATTGTTGCGGCATGAATAGCTCTGGTCCACGCTCGCCAACTACATAAGGACGACCACTGGCAACAGGACCACCGTTAGCGCGAGTGCCGAACCCTAAGAAGCTGAGAATGCCAACGCCATCAGAACCAGCCAACTGATTTAGTCCAGCAGTCATCAGCAATTTACCGACTTGCGCCAACGTGCTTCTGAGGACATCATTAAAGTCAACTGTTTTGTTAATCAATCCATCAAATACATTCATCAACTGATTGCCAAGAATATCACCAACACCTTGCAATGCCTCTTTTAATGTATCGGTTTGCTTTGTTGAATCTTTGAAAAACTTCTTAAATCGTTCTTGTGCTTGATCAAACAATTCAGCCTGCTTTTGTTGATCTTGAAAAAACTTATTAAATGATTCTTGTGCCGCTCTTGCTGCTTTCATGGTTGAATCAAATCGCGCTAAGTTGGCAAGCATTTCCTTTTGACTGTCGGCTGCATTTTCATTGATATTTTTAAGAATATCTTGTAAATCAAAATTAATTTGAAGAATTTGACGTTGCAGTTCGCTATCTGCTTGACGCAATGCAATCTGTCTACGCAGTTGTTCTTCAATATCAGCACCAGCGGCTAATTGATCTTTCAATATATCTTCCGCGCTTCGACCGCGTGTTTTTGTGCCTGTAACTTTATCCTTAAGTGTTGGTAATGTTGGTAGTGTTGGCAGTGTTGAAACACTTGGTGTCGCCGCTGCGTCCATTGTTTTCAGGCGATCTTGCATAAATTGCAAAAGCGTTTCTTGAAACCCTACGCCTCGTAGTTTTGAAAATTCACGGGCTCTATCTTCAAGCTCTTTTAATCCAGCTTCACCGAATAACTGTTTAGCTCCACCACGCACATCGCCACCTGTAAAAGCTGCAACAAGATTTGTCGGTATTAAACCAGCTTCAATGTCTCGACGTGCAGCAAAAGCAGCGGGCTTTGTTGCTTGAGTTATCAAACTGTTGATTTGATTTAAGGTATCAGCAGCAACACCACCAATAAATCTTATTGGTCCTTCTAGATTCACAATCAATTCAGCCAATCCCCTGAATACTTGAGCCATTTGAGGCACAATGTCTCTTGTCAGTGCAACCTGCACATCTTCTGCTGCATTTTGAAAATCAGCTATTGCTTGTGCAGGGCCACCTAGCGCAGCTTCTAACTGAGCAGCACCTTCTGTTTCAATTCTCTTTAATGCACGAATTACAACGTCAGCAGTAATACCGCCTTCGGCTGCGAATTTTCTTAGTTGACCTTGAGCAACTCCAGTTTCCTTAGAAATTGCTGTAAGAATTCCAGGAACTTGCTCTGAAATACTGTTAAATTCGTCGCCACGCAAAGCGCCTGATCCAAGTGCTTGAGAAAGCTGTCTAAAAGCATTCGCTGATTCAACGGCTGTTGAACCGCTAATACGTGCAGCAGTATTAAATCCGTTGTAAACGCTAACAATATCTTCAAGGCCAACACCAACAGGTCTTAATCGAGCAAACACATCAGCCAATGCGCGATTTGCTTCTGTTTGACCAGTGCCAAATCGTTTAGCGGCTTTTGTTGCTGCATCTTGCAACTGTGCGACTTCACCATATCCTTTCGCTAAAAATTGAATACGTCGCTCTGATTCAATCCGTTGAATGCCTTGGCGAACAGCATTTTGCGCGGCATTAAGGCCAAGATAAGCAGCAGCTAAACCTGCAGCTTTTTTGGCTAAACCATCAAAAGCACGCGAGGCTTTATTGGCACCTTGCCCTGATGCTGCAAATCTGCCTTTTGAATCTCTTAACCTGCCATTCATATCACGAACAGCTCCTTCAACCTTTTTACTTTGCTGTTCAACCTTACGCAGCGGATTGATTGCTTTGACCGCATTAACGATCAGCTCAACGTTGGATACTGCCACGGCTCACGCAAGCGATGTCTATATCTTAATGCCGCCTTGTTCTTGCGTGATTCATCGCTTCCTTTTCACGTTCGCCCTTCAATTCATAAAATGCCGCAAAGTGAATGAACTCCGCATCAGTCAATTCTGTGCGGAGCTTGCTAACTGTCATTCCTAGTTCGCAGGCCAAGAAGAACTCAAAGTTGAGCCAATTGTCCTGCTTTAGTCGTTTTTTGCTTCATCTAGTTCAACGTCACCACCAATACCGAACAAGAATAGTTCAACTTCGTTCAACACTGATTCAGGCAGTTCGTGCTGTAGTTTGGCCGCATCACCAGAGGCAAATGCTTTACTACCGTTCTCCAGCTCCGCAAGCTGACACAGCATCTGTGTGCTGATGTCTAAAGCCTCTTCACTATTTGCAGCGGCTTGAGCACGTTTGCGGTCAGCCCTAGTGATAGGTCTGAAGTACAGATCTAGAACAGCATCGCCAGCATCATTTTTAATCGTGAATTTACGGCGTTGGCTAAGGTCAAATGCCCCAACCAGCAAATCAACTGTTCTGACAGTTTTGGACGGCATAATTTAAATCAAGCAACAGATGCAATTGCAATTGCACCTTTGGTTTCAAAGCCAAGGGTTACAACCTGCAACTCGCCTACCGTAGCATTAAATTCTGCGCTTGTAATCAAAATATCAAAAGTGATTTTCTCACTTCCGCTGCCTTGACTGCCTGCGTCGTAAGTGTAAAGCTCAGCACTTGCAACGGTGCTTTCAGTTGCAGGCGTAGTCAAGATTTCACGGATCAAGTCGCCTTTGCCATCACCAGCAGCAGTCTTTTCGTAGAACACCTCAATGGTGCCACTGCCGCTGATCAAGCCGCCGACAGGGTTGCGGAAATTTTCGCCAAAGACTGTTGCATCTAGTGCATCCTTTTCAATCGACAGTGACCATGACTGCACAGCGGTAACAACCGTAAGCGTGTCAGCAGAATCATGCTTAAACAGCACGTTGCCTTGTTCACCGCGATAAAAAGCCATGATCAGAGTTCCTCGATAAATTCAAAGGTCACGCGGACCTGGGTTTGGAAATAGCCCTCAGGTGATGCGGACACCACTTCAGGACC